GGGTTTTACTGGAACTACCTTCGATGTCAACTCTGCTCCCACTGGTGTAGCTGCTGGTGACTTGTTCATGTTTGGAGAATCTGAGCAAGAGAGTAAGGAGTTGATTGTAGCTGCCATTGAGTATAATGACGACTTGTCTGCTACACTAACTTGCATCCCCTACGAGACTGGTGTCTACAGTCCCTTTGATATTCCGCTGTACACCCCTACAGTTTCGGAACCCCTCAGTGCATCTTTTGTAGGACCTGTCACACCCAAGGTCACCCAGATCAGAACTGACGAACAGGCTCTTGTCAGGGTTTCCAGAAACGCTATTGAAGGTGGTGCACTGATATTTGTAGAGCCTGGAGATAACAGCTATGTCCAGAATGGTCGTATAACTCAGACAAGGTTCTTTCAAGTTAGGTGGAGAGAGTCTGGTTCTGGCAATACGTGGAACTATGAAGCAGCCGTCGATTCTGCTACCACTTCTGTAAGGATTAAACCCCTAGAGATTGGTGGGTCCTACGACATTCACGTAAGGGCTACAGATGGTGAGGGTGGAACTTCCTATTGGAACGAGAACAACTCCGTACAAATCCTTGGTGGTGTCAATCCTCCGGGTCCAGTCAATACGTTCCAGACTTCTTCCAATGATGCTACAACCTACCTAGAATGGACAGACCCCGATCAGGATATTGACGTTCTCTACTATGAGATCAGATACCATCCTGATCTAGACCATACCAACTGGTCTACAATGACTGTGGTTAGTGACCAAGTGCCATTTGATACAAGGTCCTTTACTGTTCCCAGTCGTGTAGGTACTTATGCAATCAAGGCTGTGGACTTTGGTGGTCTTCGTTCTACCGGTGCTGTCTTTGCCAATTCTACATGCTTGTGCAAACAGAACCTTACTGGTGGACTAAACTTGGTGTTTACGTCTACAGAAGAGCCTACGTGGTCTGGAACCAAGACTGACATGAGTGTTAGCAGTGGGGACTTGATTCTCAGTGGGTCTATCTATATGGACGATTGGGGAACCCTTGATAATGTAGACAGTCTGTCTAAAGGCACCTTTGTCACTAGCGGGGAGTATCTCTTGTCTGATGTTGACTTGGGTGCTGTCTACACTACTACCATCTTCCATGAGACTGATATAACCATCTCCTCGCTTGTCGGTAACATGTCTGAGTGGACACAGCTTTCTGAACTCTTGGATTTAACTGGAGGTGTCAGTGCTGAATCTATAGATGTGCAGTTGCTCTTTAGCTTCTCTCGGGAGGATAGTGCAACTCCAAGTGCAGGTAGCTGGTCTGAATACCAGAGGTTCCTGACTGCTGATGTCACTGCAAGACATCTGAGGTTCAAACTGACTGCCAGTACAGAGGATGGATATGTATCCCCCCAGATTAATGAGCTGACCATCTATGGCACTCAACCCACCCGTGGTACTGGTGAAGAGGATATTGTCAGTGGGACCTCTACAAAGAGCGTCACTTACTCTCCTGCATTCAACACTGTTACTGGTTTGACTATTGGCGCACAGGATATGCAGACTGGTGACTACTACACTGTGACAAATAAGACACGAACAGGGTTTGACATCTTGTTCAAGAACTCTGCTGGTACGAATGTCAGTCGGACGTTTGACTACACAGCAGTTGGCTATGGAGTTGAGAATGGCACATAACATAAAACTACTGCTGGACCTGATCGCCAAGTATGAATCCAGAGGCGACTATAACATCGTCTGGGGAGGTGTTCGTAAGGCAGACTATCCCCCCAAGCCTCTAGTCGAGATGACTATCCAAGAAGTCTTGGACTGGCAGGATAGCATCGACAGGAAGTATATGTCTGAGGCTGCTGGTCGGTATCAGATCATGGAGGATACCCTGCGGGGTCTTCTTCATGTGGTTGACCCGGATAAACTCTACAACGAAGAGAACCAAGATAAGTTGGCTATCCACCTTATGAAGCGTCGTGGTCTTGACAAGTATCTGTCGGGAGATATGGACTTGGGTTCCTTTGGTAACAACCTCGCAAGAGAGTGGGCCAGTCTTCCAGTCCTTAAAGGTCGTAAGAGGGGTTACAGTTACTATGCTGGTGATGGTCTGAATAAAGCACATGTCAAACCAGAAGAGGTTGAAGCAGTTCTCAAAGCGATATTGGAGGCTTAAGTGGTTTCCATGAACAAAGATGACAATTTACTTAGTAAGATCATCAGTGCCGCTGTTATCGGCCTTTTGTCTTGGAACACTTACACAACTCAGAACCTCTCTGTCTCTGTAGCTGTACTTGAGACTCGTGTCAGTAGCTTGCAAGAGATTATCAGTAGTAGCGTGATGGATCGTTATACAAACAGTCAAGCCCAATCGGATCATGCCCTAATTGACCAGAGGATTAAAAGACTGGAAGAGTGGAACCAGAATCTCTCTGAACGCATAAGACTGTTGGAGCAGGAGGCAAGAAATGTGCAATAAGAATAAGACTTGGAAGCGAGAGATAGCAATGGCCCTTCTTGGGTTCATCTTCTACTTAGGCTTTATTGGGGATATTGCTGTCCTTGAGGTGGTCATCTGGCCTTTCATGCTTTATGTAGGTGCTGCCTACGGTATGGAGTGGGCTTCTAAGCAAACTACACTAACTACACAAAGGTATGAATGATGCTTGGATGGATTGTTGGGTCACCCCTGAATCGCCTTGCGGTTTTTGTCTTGGTTGTTGGGCTGCTTTCTATTGGAGCGATCCAGTATATTCGGTGGGACGAAAGAGACAAGGTGAACCAGCAGAGACTAGAGGATCAAGTAGAAACCAGAAAGAGGGTTGATGATGCGGTACGTAATTCTCCTGATGCTGTCGGGGATGCTCTTGACTTCCTGCTCGACCGTCAGAGTAGAGACTGAGGGCCTATGTCTTGGGCTTGAAGAACCTATTGATGGTCTGGCAGATGCACTGATAGCAGACATAAAAAGAACCCCCGAACCTGTTGTAATAGCAGGAACGAGGGTCATAAAGGGTTATGATGCAGGTTGTGGGGGGCTTTAGGGCCTCCCTTCTTTTTTATCTTGTAGGGTAAAACAATACCTTAAGGGTATCATTCTGGGCCTTTCTTATCGTCAAGGGTAAATCTACAGGCTGTCAGCAGACTCATGCTCACAGTTCACACCACGGATGACATAGGGTTCAGGTGCAGTCATCAGGTAGAGACTAAGACTGATAAGGCCCTCCCCACCAATGTACTCACGACACTCCGCGTCAGTTTCAAACCGGAGTTGGTTGTTGATACGAGTACATTCTGCCGGGTTTGACATCAAACAGACGATTGCATAGGCTAGAAACATTTGTTAGTCCTCTAAGTTGGGTGCAACATTGATAAGTCTGTCAAGATACCATGCTGCTTTCTGAAGGTCCTCCACACCATTTTTGTAGCGCCAACGATGCAGGTATTTAGCGATATTTCCTCTCAGGTATCCTACGTACTCCTCTGTTGTTAGAAAGTCTGAAATGTACTCAATGCACTCGATACTACCAGTTGATTTGTAATGAGGGGGGTTGTTTACGGCATCATCTTCTGCCAAACTAATCCTTACTTTATCACCAACATTAAACTTCATCTTTATGTTTCCTCTTTCTGTGTAGGGTCTTGTCTTTACGCTTGATGACCCGCAGGCCATACTTAGGTTTCCATAGGTCGTGCGCCATAGGATTCCTTGGTTTTGGCTTGCGGGTCTTTTTCATTAGGTCAGGCCCTCCTGCCTCCACTCTACAGTATAATTGTGCTCAGTGTCAAGTGGCATTTTTGCAACACCTGTCATTCACAACTCCTGATGCCTGTCTCTGGGTCGATATAGCAAGCACCACCCTCTACTTCAAGTTCATCATCTGTTGGTTTGTCTTCTTCAATGACATCTTCAGATGCAGATGCGTTAAGAATACCAAACCGTTTTCCAGAAGCACGGAAAGTAGTGCAACCCTTAGCCCCACCGTCATAAGCTGACATGTAGACCTCCTTGAACTCTTCCCAAGAAACAGAGTCACCTACATTACAGGTTTTACTGCAAGCACTATCAACCCATTCTTGTGCAGCGGTCAGCATACCTACATGCTCTTGAACAGTAATCTGGTCTGCTGTATCGCACTCAATGCCCCACTCACGATAAGCATAGTCTTCTACTGTCTCATACATAGGGCCATCTGCTGTTTGGATAGTCCTAGTATAGGAAAGACTAAACACAGGTTCAAGACCAGAACTGACATTATTAGCAGTGAGACTGATTGTTCCTGTGGGTGCGATTGAAGTCAGGTGGGAGTTACGGATACCGTAGTTTTTAATGGCCTCTTGAACTTCAGGGTCAAGTTTCTTGATGAACTTACCCTCTAGGTACCTCTTGTCGAAGAGAGGAAATGCACCTTTTTCTAGGGCAAGAGAGGCAGAGGTCATATAACAACGGTTAGCAGTCAGACGCAAGACCTTTCTTGTGAACTCCTTTGCTTCATCAGACCCATACCGAATACCTAGAGCGCCAAGTACATTCCCGAGACCTGTAATCCCAAGACCCATTCGACGCTTGTTCTTTGCTTCAGCCTCTTGCTCTGGCAGAGGGTAGGTAGTTTCATCAATGACATTATCCATTGCCCGAACAACATGCGGAATGTCATGCTCAAGAAGAGACCAATCAAAGAATACCTCTTGGTCTGTTGCGGTCCAATCAATGTAACGAGTTAGATTGAAACTACCAAGAAGACAAGCCCCATAAGGGGGGAGAGGTTGTTCTCCACAATTATGAACTACTAAGAAGTTTGCAATAAAATTGTGAGTTCCTTCGACAGACAAATCGTAAACATCTGTCACTGGCCCTTCTTCCACCTTTACAACGCAAGCACTACTTAGATTTTTAAGAGAGGACTTTAGGTCTTCAGGCATAGGCTTGATATCTTTGCGACCTTTTTTAGACCACTCAGGAGAGATAAACCTCCAATTTCCATCCTCATTGTATCCACTTACCATGTGGTTATTTTTGCATGAATACCGTGTAATTGTGGAATGTTCTTTGTGACAGATTACTTCGAGGTTATCAATACAATTATTGTAGGTATCACCGTCAATATGATGGACATCATAGCCATCAGGAATGGGTCCATAAACTGATTCAGCAATCATCCGATGCTCCATACGGTAAGCACGATTATCTTCTGTAGTCAGTTTCACACCAGAATAGGCTGCTCCACGTCTCGCACGGCAAAGATGAACAAGACGATCTCCAACTTGCAAGTCTTTCGCCTCTTTCCACCCAAACTTATCCACAAAGATTTTATGGTCTGGTGTACAAATTACTTCTTGCCCAGACCCTACCGTGATTTTAATAGTCTTTGCGTTTTTCTTAGATACCCAAGAAGCAGAAGCATTAGACATACCAAGAGAACCATCAGGCATCATGGTATAAACTTTAGTAGGTTCTTTAATATCCTTAATTTTAACACGTCCCTCTACTGTTTCGATAATAGAGTCAGGGTGAAGGCAAGGATTTGTAGCTGAGATATTCTCGCAATACCAAAGGTTATTCATCTCGTTAACACGATCAATGAAGATAACTCCAGGTTCTGCCCAGTCCCAAGTATTACGAAGGATAGCCTCCCACAAACTACGTGCCCTTACAGTATCAAAGACTCGACCTTCAAACACAAGGTCAAAGTCGCTATCATTCTTTACAGCTTCCATAAACTTGTCAGTCACAAGAACTGAGATGTTAAACTGGGTGAGTTTGTCATGGTTTGATTTGGCCGAAATAAAGTCCATAATGTCAGGATGGTCTACACGAAGACAACCCATCTGTGCCCCACGTCGATGACCAG